AGTAGGCTAACCTGAAACCCCCGAATCTATTGGGCTGTAAGAGTATATTTATAGAATAGTATATATTTATATATTTATATTTATATTTATCTTATTTATAGACCCAAAAGGGGCATATAAAGAGTACCTAATAAGAAAGAGAACAGCATAAGAGAAAGAATGAATATTTATGTTTATAGATCACTATTCTATTATTTTCACTATTCTGCCCGCAGCCCCCGTGTTTGTTGGGCTTTGGCATAGTAGAGGGTCACTATCCTGTCACTATCCTATTCAGAATAGTGATGAAAAGTGGTGTTTTTAGCGGTAATTGGTCATTTTTTGATCAATTTGTGCCGTTCGCCATTTCAGGATAGTGAGCATTAGGGTTGTCTAATATTAGCGTTGGCTAATGTTAATGGCGTGCCTTTTTGCGACAGCCTGAGACCCCTCCGTGGAATACCTGCAATAAGGGGGTGTTTTTACGAATGCCTACCCCCTCCATGGGATACTCGTTAAAAAAAAATCAGTTTTGGTTCGGTTCGGGGTTCATTCTAACTGGAAAATTTTTATGTCTTATGGGCGTACAGTCGTGGAGTATTGATAAAATAGAACTTTGGCTTCACAGGAAGTCCTAGGTGACGTTTTTGGTTCGAGGTAGGGTGAATGTAGCGGGTATACACCTTGGAGGTGCTAGGGCTACGTTTGCAGCCCCAGACGTTGAGCAATCTATCCCATTATCTTCTTCATTTTCGCGTCAATCTTCCGTTGGGTGTGCTTCAGATTGCTTATGACAGCACGCTCAACTTCCACAGGGAATTGTGCAGCAAAACCCCATCTAGGTGCGTTAACGCCCTCGGCTACGTTCTCAGCGAACTTGAACTTTGCTCTGTAGCGGAAATCCCGTGTGGTCAAGTTGATCATCTTCTTAATGGTCGCGTTCTTGCCTCGCCCAACTCGAACGTATGCCCCTGCTGATTTAGACTGTGCCCCTTTTCCCCATCCTTTTCTTGGCAGGAAGCCGACAAAGCCATTTTTTGATGCTCTCTTGAATATGGTCGCACGGGGCTTCTGATTAAGGTTACCTTCCTTCGTCATTTTGCTCGCTACGTTCTTCGCGTATGGAGACAGGATTGCTCTAGTCGTTGTTTTCGTGCCATCGACGTTAGTAAGAGTCATGTTGCGTGACTCTTTCATGTCCGACAGTTTACGGACACCACCTAGGATTTGCAGAGCGAGGTACTGGTTCTCAGGGTTGGTTTCAATTGTCGTCCAAAGCTGCTGCTTGGTCGATTTGTCGTATATAAACCCACGCTTCGTGAATGCCGTAGAACCACCCGCAAACTCATTCTGAGTGTCAACAGGAAGCTTCCGCTTGGCTATATTGAACGTCATGTTGTTGAGCGTCTTTGAAGTTGCAAACGGTATCTGGCTTTTCCACAGATCACAGAATCCGTCAGAAGCTTCTTTGATATTTGAAAATACGTTAATTACTGTAGTCGACATGATACCCCCCAATAAAAAAGACCCTGCCTCGATGTTTTGAGTATACAGGGTCTTCGGTATTGCTGTGAACAATTACTCTTTAACGAAGCAGCCATCCTTTGTCAGGTAGCCCTTGCGGTCTTTAATCTCTTCGTAAGCCAAGGACAGGCAATCTTCAATATCGTATTGCTTTATAGCGCAATAGTTAATTATGCAAACCAGTACGTCTCCAACTGCGTCAACAGCCTCGTCATGTTGGCCTTTGTTCTCAGCATCACACAATTCGCCAAATTCACTAGCAGCCTTCAGAAGCTGTGAAGCGGGTGTAGCATTGGCAATAATGCCTCTGTCTGTAGCCCAGTTCTCGATGTCATGCTTTAGCTTCGAGAACCGTGATGAATTATCTTCATTTATCTTCGGTGTAAAACCCATCGCTATTCTCCTCCAGTTGGCTCTGTGTCTATGCGATTTTGAATAGAATCCATAAGCTGCTTATGGTCGAGGTCTAACATCAACTTATGCAATTTAAGCGCGCTCTTCATATCTCTCAGGTATGGAGGGCTTATTGTTATTGCCTCTCTGCCAACAAGTAGCAGACTGTCGGGTGGGTACTTTTTGATGTCTGACTCGGTATTAAGCGATACGACACTATTTGACGCATGATGGTAGTAGTGAAATATAACCTTTGTTTGCTGCTTCATTAACTGTTGCCCCTAACTTGTTCAATCTTGCTAATGTCAACTGGCGCTGTCCTGTACTGAACCGCACCGCTTAAAATTATGATGAATAACCTAGGCCGATCTGCTGCCCATTTTCTAAGCGTCTGAGTCTGTATTCCAGTAATCTCGCTTAATTGTTTAAGCGATTTATAACCGAATTTTTTAACTGTTTCCGCTGTTTTTGAGGTGTCCATAAACTCTCCGTTACTTGATTATTTTGGCTTTCCAGATTGTTTTAAGGTACTTGTATCCTTCTGCTTCAATCACTGCGATAGTCCGTTTAGCTATCACTTTGTCTGTCAAATCGTCCAATCTACTTGGGGTATCCTCTGTAAATGTCATGCTGACATTTCTTTCGTAGTCATTGTTATCGCTAATGACTGTCATTTCTATTTTCCATACCCACTTGAACATTAAGATGTAGGTAAGGTCTGCCTGAGTAAGCGGAAGACCCAGAGCGTTACATGCCCGTTGCTCGTTTTCTTCGTTGCCATCAAAGGATATTGTGACTCCCCGTGAAAGCTTCCTAATAATTTGTGTGTTCATCGCGCACCACCATCAGCACGCTTCCTTAACTCCATACAGGCATAATGATATTCATCCCAGTAATAGCCAGAGTTTGGACTTCCCATTTCATCAGCAGCTTCTGCTGCTCTTTTCGCGTCATCGCGCACATATCTGACGCTATCAGTAGAGTATGTTCTAAGCTTTGCAATGTAATCGTTGTGATTCATTTTTTTAATCATTGTCATGCCCCTGTTGTGATCGATCTGCTATACAGTGTATTCCTTTTTGGTGTTAATGCAAATACTTTATGCCTTTTTTAACTTCTATGATAAGTCTATCGCAAAAGTCTGGGTCATACTCGGGGTCATAAGTTGGGTCGTAGGAGTCTTCATCGTCAACCTCCAACGAAATTACCGTAAACTCAATCTCGTCAGGCTCTGCGGGATAGCAGTCTTCTGGTAGTCGGTGTGTGACCGCCTCATAACCCATTTCAAATCTAGTCACTTCTACTAGGTATACTGCCCAATTTGCGTACATTTTGTATTTCATGATGAGTACCAATGTTCTGTTTTAGTTTTATTTCTCGCGTGTATAGTTTCAACACAGCGAACCTTGCCCATCTGCTTGAGCGTGCCTAGGGTGCGTTCAACATCCTCTTTTCTAACAGGTCTGCATCTGTTTGCGATAACACCAGTGGTCTCCCCGTGGTCTGTATCAAGCATAGCTATCACTCTTCTCGCCAGTGCTTCATCTAGTCGTTTGTCTACCTGTGCCATGTTTGACGCAGCTAGGTTGATCTTTTCTGCAATGTCGCGCTCAACGAATGCGAATGCCCACCTGACATGCTCAACCGTGCGTACCCCGCATGGTATAGCAAGAATGAGAGACACCTTCAGAACCAACTCGAACGCCCGTCTTGGAACAGCTTCAAGAGTTGCCTCTTTTGCTGAGTCAGCGTAGTCGTGATAATGCTCTTCGATCAGATCGAGCAATTCCAGAGCAGATTTGTCCGTAGGTATCATTGTGCGCTTGCCAAGGTGTTGGATACGAGTTACTTCTGTATCCATGTTTCCACCGTTAGCCAAATTCATCAAGGTCATCGACATCGATGGTGACATAGGAACAGGTTTGAACCTCTTCTTAGCTTTTGGGTTGGTATCCTTTTCCTGCACTACCAATGCTCGACCGAAAAATCCGTTTGCAGACTGCTCGTAGTCAACAAGGCTGTTGAATGTCACTGGAGTTGTGAATCCAATCAAGGATAGGAATGGTCGCTCAAGACCCGTGTCCAGTGTCTGAAGCTGCATCACTAATTCTTCAGCGCGCCTCTGATGCTTTCCGCCCTCGTCATCATTTTCGTCCAATCGCTTGGTGCATGCCTTCAATTCGTTTTGCAGCGCCTTTTTAATCTCTTTGCGAACGTCACCTGACAGCAGCAAAAACGATGACGCTTTTGAATAAGCAGACATCAGTGTTCCAACTACCCCCTCAAGATAAGCAGCCCCGCCCCTTAATCGTGCGTTTTGGATTTTCTGCAACACAAGACCCATTTCGTCAATGATGTACAGGGCAGGTTGGTGGTCGGTCAGGTTTCTGACAATTTCTTGCTCCGACTTGATCGTGCCGTGCGTTGCGGGAGACATACCTGCCACGCGATGCAACTGTGACTGCGCTTGTTGGATGGCTTCTTTACCAGTTGCCGAACCTGCCACGCAGAATATGAACTGGTTACTGGTAACACCATAGGTTTCGTCCTCAAATCGAAGCCCCGCGATATTGCCGACAGCAGACAACGCAGCAGCCACTGCGAGGTGTTCCCGTGGGAATCGACACTGGTTGTTAATCCAAGCGGTAACCTCGCCCACAAAAGATGGTGGACGCAGTATGTCAACGTCAGAGACATCCAAGAAGTTTTCCTCAGTCGGTGGCGCTATGTTGGGCATAGAGTCTTCGGTGAAAACAACAGACTGAGTGTACCCGTACTGCTCCGCATGGTGGATTAGCGTTCCAATTGTTACTAGGTTTGACGACTTGCCGAAGCTGTGCCACTTTTGGTTCATCATCGAAGAGTCGTATTTATCAGATTGGTTCGACCACTCGTCCCAAAGACCAAACCCCTCGCCATTTGTCGCGTCATGAATAGCCATTCCGCAGCGAATCCATTCTTCATAATCGACATTGTCGTTCTTGTAGAATTGAAGCATGTCTCGAATGTCATTATGAGATATGTCGATGTGAGAGCCATCGTATACAGCCCTATATCGCTCTGGCTTCTTTAGCAAATCAATAAGTGCTAATGGCGCATCGCCAACCTCGGATGGATGACCCTTTAGCGCCTCATAAAGCAATCCAGAAGCGTGCATAGAGCCACACCCGACAACGTATCCTGACGACTTGAAATCAACCCCAACATAGTCATTATGATGACTGACCAGAGCAGAGCCAATAGGACGATTGAAGTAGATATGGTGACCGCCACCTCCAGTTTTGACAACGAAGGTTGATTCTTTGATGAAGTCGATGCCAGTGTCTTTGCATAGCTTTTCATAGGATTCTTCTCCGCCATTTCTTGGGTCAATATCAATAATTATGTGGTTGTCTACCAGTACCCCAAAGCCTGTGTCGAACTGCCCCATCTGCTCCATCGTGTCTAATTGCTCATCAGACCAATGCGGGGTGTGCTGCCAACTAGATGCGCGAGGGTGCTTAAAAATAGCCTTGCACTGCTTGTTGCCACAGTTGCAGTTACCCTTATCGTCTATTCCGTGCAGCCCAAATATGCGGAAGCTTCCGTCAATGTAATCGTTGTGGTTCATTATTATTTTTCCTGCAAGTAGTCGGACAATTTCTTAATAGCTTCGTAAGAAGGGTTGTAATCCTTTACGTTCATTATGCGATATAGCGTCATGTATCCAACCCCACTGCTTCTTGATACTGCTGTCAGATTATGGTCTTTCAGCCTATGCTTAATGTCGTCTATTGTTAGCACTTTTTTCACCCCTGTTAAAAATATTTACCGAATATGTTGACAATAGTATCGAGGATGATTATTGTTGTCAACGTCAAAAAGATAAAGCGAGAAAAACGGAGGACAAAATGTCTATAATTTCTCAGGTAAGTAAGCCAAAGAAGCGCAAGCCTATTATCACCATCTGCGGTGATGCAGGTATGGGCAAAACATCATTAGCTGCTACGTTTCCAAAGCCGATCTTTGTATTGGCAGAAGACGGAATGCAGTCAGTGTCTTCAGAACAGTCTCCAGATGTATTTCCACTATTAAAGTCAGCGAGTGATATGTGGGAGCAGTTGGGTGCTTTACTGAACGAGGTACACGATTACCAGACTGTCGTCATTGACTCTGTCACAGCATTAGAGCGCCTGTTCATTCAGCACGTTATTGATAGCGATGTGAAGAAGCCAAAGTCGATTAACCAAGCAAACGGTGGCTACGGAGCAGGTCTTTCTGCTGTCGCCACAATGCACCACAGAGTACGAAAGGCATGCGGTCTGCTCAACGAGAAGGGTATGAGTATCATCTTTCTTGCTCACGCTGAAACAGAGACAATTGAACTGCCAGACCAAGACCCATACACAAGATACACGGTTCGTCTTGGCAAAAAGTCAATCGCACCTTACGTTGACGACAGCGACTTGGTCGGATACTTACGCCTTGAGACTTTTATTATGCAAGACGAAAGCCGTCAGCGCAGCAAGGCTATCTCTAATGGCGCTCGCGTACTCACAACGTATGCAACAGCTTCAAACATCAGTAAAAACCGTTACGGAATCACGCAGGATATTCCTGTAGTTCAGGGCGTTAACCCATTAATTAACTTCATCGACACAATAATTTAATCTGAGGAAAAGACTATGTCATTTTGGAATTTGAGCGACAACTCACAAGCAGCAGCATCAACTGAATTTGATGCAAACCCATCAATCAAGCCCATCCCATCAGGCTCTGTTGTTCGCGCAGCGATTGACGAAGCCTCTTGGACATCTTACCAAGGGACAGACTATATCGAACTACGTTGGCATATCCTTGACGGAGAATATAAGGGTCGCAAGGTTTTCCAGAAGGTTCGCGTTAAAGAGCCTGACACAAAGAAGCGCGACAAGAATATACGCATGCTTGCTGCGATTGACACCAATGCGGGTGGCGGTCTAATGCGTCTAGGTACAGAACCATCCAACATGGATTTGTCAGCTAACTTAATGAACAAGCCAATGTTTATTAAACTTCAAGTTTGGGAAAATGAGGAAAAGACAAGCAGTGGCAACTGGGTGGCAGCGGTCTCAAGTGGCAATGCAACAGCGCAAGCGCAAGCGCAAGCGCAAGTTCAAGCACCGAATATGTTAGGTGACGTAGCTTTCTAATATCTTAGCCCCTCGAAAGGGGGGCATTCCTAATAAATAAAAGGCGTATAACTATGATCGAGCAAAGAAGTCCAGAGTGGTTTGAGCAGCGCAAAGGCATGATTACGGGTAGTCGTGCAGGTGCAATCCTAGGCGTTTCACCACTGCAAACAAAAGCACAGTGCCTCCGAGCGATGGTTCGTGAGATTTTAGGTGCTTCATCAGAATTCAATGGAAACGTGGCTACAGAATACGGCAACTTCAATGAAGAATATGCCTTGGCAGACTTACAAATGGATTACGGCATCAGGGTCGACCCTGCTGAATTTAGTGTCCACAGTGAGATAGATTGGCTAGGCGCGTCTCCAGACGGTCTGGTGGGCAAACACCACATTGTCGAAGTCAAGTGTCCTTTTGGATTGCGTGACGAAGATAACCCAGAGTTCAAAAAATTGAGTGACCTACCC